ATTGGGTTTACACAGACGTAGTCAAATCGGAAACGCTTCCGAAGGAGAAGGTCCTTGATCATAAGGGCCGTCTTGTTTCGGCAGCTTCGAATGCTTGCGTCTTAGTAACGCGAATGCTTTTTGGTCCATTTATCCGCTGGATGATGGACAACCACCTGACCAACGGTTTCGCTGGAGGCGATAATATGGAAGGGGTGGATGCTCACGTAATAACTGAGCAACACCTTACCATTGCCGCCATGCTGAACTACCATATAGCCGGAGATCTTTCGGCTTATGACACGCGACACGGGAGAGACCACTTGGAGGTTGTACTTGATTGTATCGTCGATTTTATTCTTCGACACAACAAGGACGCTCCTCCCCACGTCGTTGCGATGCTCAAGACGTATGTAAAGTCGCTCTCGTGCACTTTGCACGTCAGAGGATCGACCATGCACCGTTGGGTGGGATCGTTGCCTTCTGGGCATCCATTGACCACGATCGTTAACTCCGTGTTGAACCATGGCTACTTCGCCTACTCTATCTGGAAGGCGAAAGGCTTTGAGCCCAATTTTTGGCCGTGGTACTTCAGGAATTTTGTCGTTCGTGTGTTAGGGGATGACAACAGAGCCAGTTGTTCACCTGAGGCGAGCGCTTATCTGTCGGAACAAATTTGTGCCGACGGTTACGCTGACTTCGGTCATGTGTACACTGATGACTCTAAAACTGGTATTCATTCAAGCTTCCGTTCGTTCGAGGCAACCACGTTGCTCAAACGTTTTACGCGTTTTGAGCCTGCTCTCGGATTGTACGTCGCTCCCTTGAGGATTGACGTTATTGAAGAGATGTCCTTGTGGACTCGTGCTGAAGGGAAGGACATGGTGCCGAGTATGGAGCAAGCGGTCCAGAATCTTGAGACTGCTGTGCGCCATCTTAGCTATCACTCAGATGCGGAATGGGATCGTCTGATTCCGCTCTGGGAGAACATGTACCGGGAAGTTGGTTGGGTTTGTCCTTACCCATCTAGGATTTCCTGCTTGAAGAAGTGCTTCAGTTTTCCAGAGGTTGAGCCCAATGGAGTCTGAGCGTTTTGAGCACGTCGTCACTAGACGTTAAATTGTGGGCTTCCATTCCACAGTTGGTATTTTTGTAGTTGTACTAACTATTCCCCCACCATGAGAATGCTTGTCGATGTGTCCATTAAAAACTCGGTTTCAAGGATGCAAGCGTTCGCGCTCATGTAGGCCGTTACGTATTTACG